GTCCCAAGTTGGGAGCGACTGCATAAACGCCAGCCGCGTGGCTTGGTACTTCTCGACGATGTCCTCGGCGTCCATTGCGGCTACTTTGGCGAGCGTACCAGCACCGATTGCGCCATCGGGCACAGCGCCTACGGTCGTCTGGAGCCATTTAGCCGCACGGCCTGGGCCGCTGTTGATGGCGGCGTCAAAGACGGCGTAGTCCACGCCGATGGGCAGCTCGTCGCCTCGGATTTTGTCCCAATACTTCGTTTTGTACATCGGCCCGACAATCTCGGGCGTCAACGCGCGCATGACCTTCTCGTCCACTTCGTGGCCGACCCACTCTTCCCAGACGCGCTTGGTGACGCCTAGATTGGTCATGCCGCCTGGGTCGCGGGAATGATTACTGAAACCACCTTCATGATGAAGCACCAAGGCTAGAGCATTTTCAAAGTTTTCTTGCATGTTCAATCCTGTGACAATTTGCACATAAAAGCACGCATTTCTCAATTTCTTGGGCAATGCGCTCCACACTATTGTTGGAGATAAGCGCAGAAGGATTGGCGTCTTTTTGTCCTATGTGATGAAAATCATACGCGGCCGACGGAAACACGCCACCGCATGTCTGGCAACATCCACCCATAGCGTCGATCAGCGCGTCTTTGATGGTCTGTTGACGCGCCAGTTTGAAGTGCTTGGCGCACCTCATCCACCCACCTTTTCCGTTTAGTTTTTCGCCACACTCCACGCATCCATCGTTAGCGAACGCTTTTACAGGTTTCTTTGCGTCAATACCTTTTCTTGCGCGCAAATAGTGGCTATTGCAAAGGCCTTTTGCCAACGCATCGTGAGGGCACTCATCTACCGAGCAAGTACCGCGCCGACCCGCATGCAAGCCAGTTTTTGCGGTGTGCAATCGGTTGTTAATCGCCGCCAGCAAGTTCTCTTTCATTTCTTAGCCTTCATGTCCATGATCTTTTCCAACGTGCGCCCACCAAAGTAAAACGACATAATTAACATTCCCCATTGGCCAAGCAATTCGACGTAGCGCTCGTTTGTATCTTTCTCGAATGCGCTCATCATGGCGAAAATAAAGTACCCGGCTAGGATGAAGATTAGCGTCATTGGCCGAATGTTCTTGGACAGCCAGGAGTCGCTGCCCATGTCGGCCTTGAGTCGGTCGGTCAGATTGTTCTGCTCGGTCTCAAACAGCTTGGTCTCGTTGGCCATGCGAGCCAGCTCACCTTCCTGGGCCATCTTTGCCAGTTCGGCCTGGGCTTGGGCTTTAGCTTCTGGATCAGGAATCACGCGGTCAAGGATTTTGCTGCCAACCTGAAGCAACGCTCCAACAGGGCCGCCGGCAGCCGCTCCGGCAATGGTTTCAAGCAGGCTCATTTTTCTTCTCCTCAGTAGTCGGTGCTGGCTCCTCTGGTGGAACCTTGCTATTTAGGATGTCCTTTCCCTTGATTGCAAGCAGCGTTGCCAGCGATCCCAGGATGTACTTGGACATGTCAGATAAAAGGAAGAAAAACTGCTTGTCAGCGGGCGCAATGCCGCTCATCGGCTGGGTCACGAAGACCAGCGAGTACAGCGAGAAGAACACCATCCCCATGACGGTGAGGGCGAAGACGATGCCGATGATGAAGCGCAGGATGGAGTCGAGTTGCTCTGGGCTGTACTTCACTTCTCGTTCTCCATCTTCATATCGGTCGGCTTGTTGAGCTGGTCAGGGCAGACGCCGTTGATCGAGCACATGGGGCGCTGACAGTCGGAGCGCTCCCAGTGCTTAGGGTTCTGGCACTCGTAGCGAAACCGCTCCTCGCACCCGGCTAGGAGCAGCGCTAGGGCGAGGAGGGTTGGCTTCATTGCGTAAACAATCCAGCAGCTCGTTGGCGTTTTCTCATCTCTTCCGATAGTTGCAGGTTGGTGCCAAGCAGACCGGCTTGATAAGCCGCATTACCAATCGCCGGATAATTTGCGTCAGGTAGAACGCCAGTAGCACGAGAAACGCCACGGCCTACTGAACCAGCGCCATAGAGCATTTCACCCATCAGACGAGGAGAAGAAATTGCCGCGACACCAGCAGCACCAGGAAGGCCAGCCGTGCCATAAGCACCAATGACAGACGGCCCAACCGTTGCGCGTTGCAAGCCGCGAGGCGTCCACTCGCTCATGGCCTGACCAGCCAAAGCAGGCATCATTTCTTGGCCACCAGCAGATTCCAGTTCTTTAGCCAAGTTAATGCGCTGGCCATAGTTGGTTTGCACGTTGTTCCGCATGACAGATTGCAATTTACGCATTGCAGTGTCAGCCGATGCCTTTTGACCCAACGACAAAGAGCGTTCGATTTCTTTGATTAGATCACTAGCATCGTTGTACGCCTTCATCGTCTTAGCGTACTCTGGTGCTTGCGCCGTGATTTCTTTTTTGATTGAGTCGTAGATTTTCCCAGCAACAAGACGGGCCGTCTTTTGCTCAAAAGGAATGCTTTCAAGAATCCCACCGACCTTTTGCTTTAGCGCATCAAGTCCTTCTGGCGTATGAAATTGGGCTGGATCAAGACTCTTCCAATTTTCAATCTCAGCGCGCATCTCACTAATAGCATCTGCGGCTTTTTGATTCTTGATCTGTCCCTTAAATGTTGCAATATTTTCAGCATTATTCAAGGCATTATCTATACCAGTGAAATCCAAAACAGTTTTATCTGTTTTGATTTTTGCCATATTTGCACGATATTCAGCACTTTTTTGTGCATTAATTGCTGCAAGATTTTGCTTTGCTGCTTCAAGCACGTTTTCAGCAGGAACATTTCCACGCAAGTTCTCAATGAAGAGCTTGCCAATATCACCGCCTTCAAGACCAGCACGCACTGCTTGCCTTGCTGCCTCGGTTCCGACACCAGTTGTCATGCCGACCACAGGAGCAACGCCTCGGCCAGCAGCAGCCACACCTTTAGCAGCAATTTGCAAAGGGTCAACCATCTGAGCGGTCTGGGCCATTCTTGTAGCTACAGCTCCTTTCGGTGCTAGCGTTGCACCAGCGGTCAGGAACGTAGACAGATCTGCCATGACGCCAGCGGGATCATTAGCAATGGCGCGTTTTGCGCCCTCAATGCTGCCATAACGGTCGGCATAGAACTGGCCAACCTGATTGGCCATCTCGCGAGAAGCCTTATCTTCTCCAACAAATTTTACGATATTCTCTGGCAAAAGATTTTGAAGACCACCAGCCGCAATATCCATCAGACCTTTGACGGTTTGAACGGGACTAGTGACGGCCTCATAAAGTCCTTTCGCCACATTCATTGCAGACGAAGGCAGATTGGTAATTGCGCCAGTCGCAACTTCCCCAGCCGAGTAAGGCTTGTCCATCGCCATCTTGTAGGCCTGTGCATCGCTCAGTTCTGTAGGAGAACTGACGCGTACAGTGCCACGATTAGGAATGTCGATTTCGTAAACAAAATCAGCCATGATTTTCCCTTATTGAACTCGACGAACAGTTGCGCCACCAGGCAAAGGCGTTGGCGCTGCTGCTGGAGCAGCAGGCGTAGCGCCAGGCGCTACAGGAGCCATCGTTGCATATGGAGACATCGCAGCAATTCCTGACTTGCTATAACCGTTAGCAACCAATCCAGCCGTAACCTTTTCATAGGCCTTGCGAGCAGCTTCTGCTTGGAGTTGCAGGTTAGCTCTTGCAGCCTGTGGACTCATTCCAGGAGTCACCATTGCTTTCTCAAACTCAGTCTTTTCAGACGCAGTCAGAGCTGCACCAAACAAATCATTTCTGACTTTATTGATGTTTTCTTGATACTTTTGCCACCAGCTACCAAGCGCTAGACGCTCAGGATCATCAGAACGCAATGACAATGCAATGTCAGCGTTTCCGATGGTGTTCAGTTTGTATCCAACAAAGTTGTCTTTAAATGACGATAGCAGATCATCTTGCTTAGAAACACCATCAGATTGCTTAGACAGTTTCTCAATAGAAGGCACAGGCAAAGGCTTACCGTCTTGAGCTATTTCGGCCGTGCGTTTAGCTTGCTCAATCCGAAGCTGAGTAAGTTCTCTGCTCAGTTCAGCAGTTTGAGCAGATGAACGCAGTTGTGCCTCACGCAACCCACGATTTGCCTCAGTGTTGACCGCATCATTATTGATACGGGTCAATTTCTCCATCGCTTTATCCTGATCTTCAGGATCCATGCTGCCAAAGCTACGCGCCAACTGATTTGCGTAAGGCAACACGGTTGCATGAATTGCTTTGCCACCAATCAGTGCAGCAATCGGATTCTCGTTTGCAGCGACAGGAGTTGCGCCACCAGTCGGGCTGACATACGCCCAGCCACCTTGTGCATCTCGAGTGGCAAGTTTCTCGCCTTTCTTGAAGACGCCACCAATCGGAACAGGTGCTTGGCCTTGCTCAATCTTGTACCAAACGTCACCAGCCTTCTCATATTTAGGCTGGGTGAATGCTTGCGCCTCGCTAATTGCTTTGAGTTGGGCAATCCCAGGAGCGCCAAGAGCTAGAAGTTCAGGCGTAACTCGCTTGATGTCGTAGCTGGACGGAGTAACGCCAGCGCCAACGCGCTGACCCATAATGTCTTCGCTATAGACCTCTTCACCCCCAGGCTGATAAGCGCCCTGAGCGATTCGCTGTGCCAATTGCGTTTGACGAAGTTGTAGAGCTTTTTGCTCTTGTTCAGCTTGGAGCACTTGACGCGCCCGAGCCTGATCAGCAACTTGCATCAACTGCATTGCGCCACCAATGTCTCCAGCTTGCTGAAGTGTAGTCATGGCCTGCTGAATCGATGCAGGATCGTTAAAGTCAATCTGTTTGGCGATTGATTGACGAGCGCTGATGCGCTGCAACTCGGGGTCAGGCCCACCCAGTGCGCCAGCAAGTCCATACGCTCCACGAGCAATATTGAACTCGGCACGCTGCATGGGATCAAGTCTAGACATAGCCAGAGCGCGCTCATCTGCGGCAGCAGCTTGTTGCTGCTGGTACATCTCTGGCGTCACGCCAAACAGGTATTGAACGATGTCAGTTGCCATTTTTTAGTCCTTAATAACCAAAAGTGTACGGCGCAGAAGCGGCACCTAGCCCACCAACATCTACAAAGCCAGGAGATGGCGTTCTGCCAAACATACTACCCAATACCCGCGTTGCTGCTGGATTAGATGCAAACGAGGTCAGCGCGGTTGCAAATGGGTTATAAGCATCCGCTTTGTACATCGACTGCGCTGCTGCCATGCCGCCTTGCATCAAAGCGGCGGCGCCCGTGGGGTTAGCGATCCGACCGCCAAGAGCAGATCCCAGTTCCAGCGGCTGCTGGCCCAGCGCCTCAAGACCCTGAGCGCCACCCAGATAGGCTTGGTATGGCGCCAGAGCACCAGCTTGGCCACGGCCATACAGATCGTACATTTGAGCGCCGGTGCCAAACAGTCCCGTGCCAAACGCCAGTTGCTGCTGGCCCGCTTGCTGGGCTTGAGCAGCCAGAGCCGCGTCTTGCTGGGCGATAGAGTTGTAATACGCCTCCAGCTCGGGATTAGTTGCGCCCAAGCCAGCGCCACCGCCAGGACGCATGCCGGTCGCGCCAACCGACAGACCGCCACGGCCCGTTTGGAACAACTGGTTCTGCAACTGGGCGTATTGACGCTCACGGCTGGGGGCCAGCAGGTTTTGCTGGCTTGCCATGTACTTAGCCGCAACCTCTTCAGGAGTTTGCGCTAGATATTGCTGGCCCAAACCAAACAGACTTGCGCCTGCGCCAGTCAGAGGAGCAAGCGCTCCAGGCGCCATCTCGGCCTGGGTAAGACCTTGGCCAGCCAACCCCAACAGGCGGTTCTGATATGCCTGGAACTCAGGCGCCAACTCGTAGCCAGCACCAGTTACGCGGCCTTCTGGGCCATACTGGAAGTTCGACTGGCCAAAGCGCGTCGTGATGCCTACCGGGCGAAAACGCGCCTCTTCGGCAGCAGTCTGAGCGGCTTCCCGCTGCGCGTCTGCCTGAATCTGTGCTGCACGACGGGCAGAGCTGCCTTGCATCGCGCCTCCGAGAAGGCTTCCGCCAATGATCGCTGCTTCAATGCCCATCATGCTCTCCTGACATATGTCTGTCGGGCCTTACCGTCAGCGCCGACAAAATCTTCCAAAAATTTAAACCCAAACAACTTCAAAAACTTCGCGTGCTTTCTGTCTTCGATCTCGTGGATGGCATACAAGTCATCCTTCTGCAACTTCACAAGATCGTCCAACATCCGCTTTCTTATTTCATTCGTCCAGCGTCGGCAGTCGCAGTGGATGAATTCAAACCCGTTGTAATCTTCAAGATACAAGGTGTAGTCATCGCTGGCAACCACCGGCGTCTTCACGCCGTCCGCTTCCACATATATACAGTGATGTACGGCTGATAGTTGGCGTTGGTGCCAGACGATCCGGTGCTATCCGTCGTAAACGAGTGAGAGTGGCTGGCATCAACCGTTGCTGATCTAAAGGTCGTTACTCCGCTATTGCCATTAAAAGCTGATCCGCTATTCTCCACAGAAACAATCCCGCTTCCGCTAGTAAACGGAACCGTGGTGGTGGTAAGAGTACCGGTCAAACTGGCAGTTCCGGTAGATGCGGTGTGCGTGTGGCTAACCGTGATCGCGTCCGCGCTACCGCCAGTCTCTTCAGCGGTGTCAAACAAGGCGTTGCTGGCGTTAAAGCCAACAGGCACTCGCCCCGCACCGAACGCCGTCCAAGTACCAAAACCAAAAAGCGTTCCGGGGTTGGTGGCGTTCGTAGCGTTGATGTAGATAGAACCCACGGGGTGCAGTGACTGAAGCGCCGCCTGCACAAATGCTGTAGTTGCTAATGCCGTAGAACTATTGCCAGAAGATTGTGTAACGCCAGTCGTGCCAGTGGGCAGCGCAGGCGTTCCGGTAAACGTCGGAGAGATCAAATCAGCCTTGGTCGCTACAGCGATAGCGATGTTGGCGAACTCGGTGTTGATCTCCGTGCCCTTGACGATCTTGAGCGGATCGCCAGAGGACAGGTTGTCCTTGGTGGCAAAGTTCGTGCTCTGGGTATAGTTACTCACGACAGTTTTCCTTCCTTAGCCTGAATCTCGATCTTCTGGATCGACATAGAAGAGCCATTGATATTGGATTCGTAGCCAGTCTGCACAACCTTGCCGCTGCCGCTGGCTGGCGTCTGAAGCTGTTGCAGTGCAACGCCATCCGAGTAGTAAGCCACTACAGTAGCGTTTGCGCCGTACTCAGCAATGCCATACTCCGACTCGCCCTGCGTCGGAATCGCCATGTTGGCCGACAGGTAGTTAGACGAGAAGTCAAAGCCCCACTTGGCCGTGACGAACTGATTAGAGCCACCGATTACGATGACCTTCAGGCGCTTCAAGATCGAAGTGACGTTCTGGTTGCCCAAGTCGGCGTGGTTGGTGTAATACTGCATCCGATAAACGGATGTGTAGTCTTGATAGCCAGAATACTTTCCGACGTAGCCGTTCTTTCCGATCAGCACATCGCCGTTCTTGCGGGCGAACAACGCGGTCGGCTCAATCGAGTCCCAGGTCGTGACGCGAAATGACTGATCTTGCAATTGCACGCGGGTGTCAAAGCAGTACACCTCTTTGACCGACGGCAGCGTCAGCAGGTAGAAGGCTTCCTTCTCCGAATAGACCGATTTGACGTTCGCCAGCGTCTCGTCGCTGATGATATTCATCAGGTCGCTACGCACGTTTTTGGACAAGTCACCCAGCGGGGCCGACTTTTCCACAATCGTCCTGGCGAACGAGCGCACACCAGAATTAGACAGGAACAGGACATCTTTGCCTGTATTCTGGATCGAATCTCGGGCGATGCAGCCAATGCCGCCAACCGTGTCGTATAGCGTCATGGTCGAAGGCGCAGTTGCACCCGAATAGACCAGAATCTGGCGCGAACCGAAGATGATTAGGAAGTTGTTGTGCGCTGCAAGGCCCGTGATGTTGTCAGCGCCACTGGGCCAGACCTTATTGATGTCTAGCGTGCCAGAGGTGCCGCCCGTCCAGACGTGGCCCGAGAGCAGATCAGAGAACGATATCGTCGTGTTGTCCGTCGTCGTATCGGCCACCCATAGACGACCATAGGCCGAGATGACGATATTGCCAGAAGGCACCGTGCCTGCGTAACCCGTCTTCTCGCTCACGCGGCGATACGTCGTAGTGCTGACCGCCGGATCGTAGATCAGAGGCGTGTAGCCTTCTTGGAAGAAGTAGGCCACGCCGTTGAGCGACGCGCACGACCAGTTGTTGGCCGTGATCGTCGGCGCGGTGCCCCCGCCCCCGTAGGTCAACTCGACAACGGCGTTGGAGCCGTCCAGCTTGAACAGTTTGTTATTTCCGGCAAACAGAACGGTTGTCGTGCCGTCCGTCTGCACCAGCTCATGGATCACGCCGATGTCGTTAGCGCCCAAGTTGCCGGAGCTGGAGTTAACGCGAGTCCACCCTTTGCGCGAGCCGATGCGGCCATACTGATCAATGACGCAGTTATTGGCAACAAGGGCAAAGCCAGCATTAAGATCAAGAGGCGAGTCTTGAGTGTTCAGGCCGTAGAATCCCGGCGCTGAAATGCTGTAGGTGGAAATCGGTTCGCTCATACGGCTTCAAAAGCGTCGTTGTCAGGAAAGCGCGTGCCTTCCAGAGCAATGTAGTCAGACAGCATGGAGCGATAAAGCTGATACGCCTCCGAGGAGGTCATCCCCCCGTCCTCGCCACGTTCAGCCAGAGCACGGGCATAGGCGTTTTGCACCACTAGCACATCCGGCACCAGGATCGAAGTGCTGTCAGAAGTCAAAGGTGCTTGCGGAACGGTCAGCGTGAACTTCAGGTTATAGACGTTATCCGGACGCGGATAGAGCGTCACCTTGGCATCGCCGTTGCTAAAGCCTTCAAAGCAGAACTCAGACGGGATACCAGAGACAGGCGTTGCAAAGTTCTGGCGACGATTCATCACCACAAACGGGACGTTTTGCAGCGTGACGTTGGACGTAATGTTAATCGCGTCTTGCAACTGGAACTTCGCGCCAGCGCCCGTCAGGGCGTACTGGTACGTTCCCGAGGTCGTATTGATCGTGATGTCCTGGTCGAGCACGTTCCAGTTGAAGGCATCTTCAACCTGGCGCTTGGCGTCGTTTACAAACTTGCCGATCAACGCCGAATAGGCCGTCTCACTGTTGGTCGAGACAGTAGTCTCACGCAGGCGCGTGAGCACATCGTTGATCATCTCAAGGTACGTCATTTCTTGTTCCTTGCCGAGATCGCCTTGGCTTTCGCCTTAGCGTCCGCTTTGGACGACGCGCCCCAAGCCTGCAAGGACAAGAGAAGTCGAGTTGGCTCGCCATTCTTGTACTCCGGCCCAGGCATGTTGCCCATCCGCGCTAAGAAGGAGGCCCTACGAGGGTTGTCGCCCGACTTCACCGGGGCTTTTAGATTGCCGCCGGTAGCAGCATTATAGGACGATCGCCCCTTAGCGTTCAAGCCGCCAGAAGGGGATTTTCCTTCTTTGCGCGTCCAGGCGGGCGTCTTCATTTTTTCTTCTTAGCAGTCTTGGCAGACTGCTTGAAGGCCGCAGGCGTTGGTGCGCCTTTGGTGCCAGGCTTACGCATCTTCTCGCCGGAACCGGCTTCGATGCGTTTGCGCTTGGCGTTGATGTTGGCGTACAGGCCGTTCATTTTTTCTTCTTGCCAGTCTTGCTAGCTTCAGACAATGCAATGGCAATGGCTTGCTTACGCGAGGTCACTTCCGGGCCTTTTTTCGAGCCGGAATGCAGTTTGCCCGCTTTGTACTCACCCATGACTTTGCCAACCTTAGCAGCTGCGGCCTTGGTTTTAGGAACTTTGGAATACATC